TTTCGTCTCGACGGACAGGACGGTCGTGTCGGTGAAGCTCTGCACCCTCTTGCAGTGCTCCTTCCATCGTTCGTAGGCTTGGTTCTGTTCGGCTATCGTAGCCATAATGGTTGTTCTCCGTTAAGGTTAGCGCCCATCGTTTCCACGACGAACATGTCCTGATACTTGTTTATCGCCTTTATGAGCGTCGGGGTCAGTTCCCTGTCGGTATGGCTCCGGTACTCCAGCCATTTGCTGAACGCCATGAACACCTCTATCGCGTCCACCACGTTCGCCTTCTTGTCGAGCTTCGATATGACGCTGCTGAGTTTGGACAGCTTGTCGCCGAGCCCCGCTATCATCTGCGGGTCGTCGCTGCCGTTGACCTGCTCTATGAGCCTGTCTATGGTCAGCAGGAGCTTGTTCACCAGTTCGGGACGGGTGATGTTCTTAGCCGCCCTCGCCTCCTTCCATCCGTCCGCGGCGCACCACTTGGACACGCTGGTACGGCTTATGCCGGTCCTTTCGGATATCTCGGTCAGCTCCATGCCCGACATGAACAACGAGCGCGCCAGCGACCTTCTGTTTTCAATTTCCGCCTTTGTCATAAATCTATACGTATGATATTAATGATTCCAGCCGCTAAGTTATCCCCCGAAAAGGGCGTTCCAAACTAACCGCGCAGCGGTGGCACGCAAGACGGCAAGGACGGCGCGGTTTCTTGCGCGACCGTTCCGACGACGGTAATTTCGAAACAAAAACGAAAAGTAAGCGATATGGGCAAACGAGTTAGACTAACAAGCGACAGGGTGAACAACTACGGTTACAGGGTGCTCACTGAAGGCATAGACATCAGCCAGTTCGAGCGCAATCCCGTCATGCTGTACATGCACGAGAGGGGAAACGTAATCGGCTATTTCAAGGACATTAAGAAGGAAAAGGACCGAATCACGGCCGAGCCGGTCTTCGACGAGGCGACCGAGCTGAGCCGTACGGTGAAAAAGCAGTTCGAGGTGGGCAGCCTGAGGATGGTGAGCATAGGCTTCACCGTCACGGAGACCAGCGACGACCCGACGCTCAAGCTTGCCGGACAGACGGGCGGCACGGTGACGAAGTCGAAGCTCGGAGAAGTCTCCATAGTGGACATAGGGGCCAACGACGACGCTCTGGCTCTACGCTCCCTCGCTTCGGGCATGAGCGTGAGACACGACGAGATATTATACGTGGAAGACGAACCAAATACTGAAGACGAAGAAATGGATTTAGAACTATTGAAGAGGGAGCTTGGCCTCCCGGACAGCGCGGACGAGGACGCCGTGCTGATCAGAATTACCGAACTTTTGGCGGCCGAGAAAGCGGCCGACGAGATGACCGAGGAACTCCTGCGGCTCAGGACGGCCCAAATCGAAGCCGTGGTGGACGGAGCGATAGCCGAGAACAAACTGACGGCCGGAAAGAGGGAGGACTTCGTGAAGCTCGGCATGAGAGTGGGCGTGGACGACCTCAAACTGTTCGTGAGCGGAATGAACCCGACGGCCAAGCTGTCGACCCGCATAACGAGAACGGCGGACGAGACCCGGCCTACGGAGTACAAAAAACTGAGCGACGTTCCGTCCGATCAGCTATCGACTCTCAGGGAGGAGAACAAAGACTTGTACAAACGTCTGTTCAAGTCCGAATACGGATACGAATGCGACATCGACGAATAACTGGCAACAAATTGATTTTTAAAAACTGTAATTATGGCAGGAATTTTAACTGAAGTATGGACGGGCGAGCTTGTAAAGGCTTTGCGCGGCAGAATGGACGGAAGCTGGCTCGCCGGTGTGGCGGACAACTCCTCCGTAGTGAATAACGACGTTATCCATCTTGTGGACGTTGGCGTGGACCCAGAGGTGCTTATCAACAACACCACCTACCCGATAGCGACGCAGGAGCTTAAGGACGGGGACATCGCGATCAGCTTGGACAAGTTCCAGACGAAGGCGACCCCGGTAACGGACGACGAGCTTTACGCCATCAGTTTCGACAAGATGGCGAGGGTCAACGAGGCGCACGCAAACGCCATCAACGACGCCAAGTTCATGAAGGCGGCGCACGCCCTTTGCGCGGACGAGAACACCGCCACCACCCCGGTATTGAAGACGACCGGAGAGGTCGACGAGACCACCGGACGCTCGCGTCTGACCATGGCGGACTTGGTGGCCATGAAGAGAGCTTTGGACGAACTTAAAGTGCCGGCCGAAAACCGCTCGCTAGTGCTTTGTCCGGATCACGTGAACGACCTTCTTCTGGCGGAGCAGTCGTTCAGGGAGCAGTACAACATCGACCGCAACGACGGAAAGGTGGGCAGACTGTACGGATTCGACATCTTCGAATACGCCGGAACCCCGACCTATTCGACAAGCGGGAAGAAGAACGCTGTCGGAGCGACGGCGAAGACCGGAGAGTTCCAAGCGTCGTTCGCCTTCTACCGTCCGAGGGTATTCAAGGCTACGGGCAGCACGAAGATGTACTACAGCCCTGCCGAGAACGACCCGTTGAACCAGCAGAACCTCATCAACTTCCGCCACTACTTCATCGCCATGCCGAAGAAGTCCGACGCAGGAGTGGTCATGACAAGCGCCTACAAAGCGTCTTAAACGGAGGGTGACCGATGAACGTTAACGACATTGTCACGCTGCTCTGTTCGGGCGGCTTCGCGGCCTGCCTCGTAGGCATCCTCTCCATCCGCTCGCAACTGCGGCAGCAAGCCGCCGCGGCGGACAAGGCGGAAGCCGAGACCGACAGCGTGAGGATAACCAACACGGAGTCGGCCACCAGGGTACTATCGGAATCAATAATCAACCCTCTAAGAGATGAACTCAACGCTACACGTAAGGAACTGGCGGCTCTGTCGAGAGTGGTCAAGAAGCTTAAAGAGGCTATCGACCGCGCCGACGCTTGTCCTCATCGTATCGACTGCCCTGTCATGGCAGGGGTGCGCGAGCAAGAGAAGAACGACGGAGCAAGTGGAGGAACTAACGGCGGCCTATCGGGGAGCGGCGAAAACGGAACGCTTGGAGGCGACAACGACCAAGCGGCTCACCGTGGCGGCCGTAAGCGCATCAGAACCCCTCCTGAATAAGATAACGGCCATTTCGTCGGGCGACAAAATCGAATCCGCGGCTTCGGACCAGGCGACAGCGGTCTGGACCTACGAGGAGACGACGACGGTGAAAGAGGCCAGCGTCGCGGGGGAGAAGGCGGACACGGCGACCGTCCGGAAGGTCGAAGCCACGGACGAGCGCAGCTATAAACAGGGATTCACGACGGCGGAGTGGGCTTTCATGGCAGCCGCGTGGCTCATAACATTCGTAATATTATACATAATACAAAAAAGGATATGGACAAAACAGTATTAGACGGCTCGGACCTCATCCTGAGCGTATCGAGCAACGCTTTGGGCTACTCCACCGGTTGCAAGATATCGACCTCCGCGGAGACCGGAGAGAGGGTAACCAAGGAAGCCAGCTCCGGCAAATGGAAAGAAAAATACGTCAAAAGCTTCTCCGAAACCATCACCGCGGACGGAGTGGTGCTTGTGGACGGGGACGACACGATGCCGACCTACGACCAGCTGAAGGCTTTGATGCTGGAAGGAACGGCCATCGAAGCCTCGTACAGCTTAAGGGACGGAGACAAACGTTCCGGCAAGACCGAAGGCGGATACAAGGGCAAATACCTTATCACCTCTTTGGATGCGGACGGCAAAGCCGGAGACGACACGACCTATAGCGTCACGCTGGAGAACGTCGGGGCGGTCACCAAAGTGGGCACCGGACTTACGACAACCGCCAGCGCCTGACGGGAATCGACACGGTAGGCTCGTAACCGTCTTTCCTTACGACATGGCGTAAACCGCCGGTTACGGGCCTTTTTATTAACGAACACGTAATATAATTAAGATATGAACTACATCAGGATAAAAGACAAACAATATCCGTGCGAGCTGACAATGGGAGCGTTCAGGAGATACAACAGGCTGACCGGAAGAAACGCGGCCAAGATAGACGGAAGCGACCCGGTAGAGGCGGTAGACCTCATGTACTGCGCCACGGCTTCGGCTTGTTCCGCCGAGGGCGTGCCTTTCGACTACACTCCGGAAACGTTCGCCGACAACATCACGGCACAGCATCTGGCGGACTTCTTCGCGGGAACGGAAGACGATTTGCCCGAACGGTCAAAAAAAAAGGAGAAGGCGAGCAGGACATAGACAAGCTGACCGCGTTGGCCGTAGGACGGATGGGAATGGCTTTGAACGACTTCCTGCGGCTAACGCCTAAGGAGTTTTCCCTAATATGCGAGCGGTGGAACGAAAAGGAGGAGGCGAGGGAACGCTCCGAATGGGAACGCACGAGGATGACGTGCCTTTGCCTGTTGCAGCCGCACTCCAAGAAACAGCTGAAAGCCGAGGACGTGATGAGCTTCGCGTGGGATTCGAAGCCCGACCGAACGACGGGCGAAGAGGTGTCCAGAGAAGACAAGCTCCGAAGATTCGAGGAGGTGAAAAAGGCGAGAGGATTGGTTTAATCGCGTTTCCAACTGTCTCTCATCAAATCCAAGACGTT